ATACATCGTCAAAATTGGCAGCAAGGTATCGATATAAAATTCTCTTTGCTGCTCATATATGTTTGTGTGCGTGGCCCTATCCAGGTCGTTAAGCTGATGATTTTTTATCCCAAATGCTGAAGCGATCTGTTTGATGGTAAGCTGAGTGTTTTCGATAAATTGTGCATCTGCCATGGTTAAACTAATGGGCTGAAACTGATAACCAATGGGCAGTAAGGCTATTCTGTTGACATTGTGCAGCCCGTTTGCCATCTGTTCAAACTTTTCCCTGAATTTTTGCTCTGCCTCAGGGTTTAAATCACCGATGTAATGCACTATTCCCTTAACAGTCATACCACCCTTGAGCGATTTGTTTAAAAACTCTTCAGCGTTCCCGGCATTTTCAACCGTTCGCCTGAGGTATTCCAGGGGGCTAATGCCTGCTATCCCGTCCAAAGAAAATCCCTTAAAATGCAGGATTTCATCGGGCAAAAGCTTGTATTGATTGCCCAAATTGTCCGTAAATACATAGAAAATTCGGCTTTGTGTGCTAAAAACGCCCTTATCATCGACCCAAATTTGCACCTTATTCGCATCCAATGGCCAAAAAGCGCTTATCTTGCCAGCATTCCGCCCTCTTGCAGGCATTTCCATCCACACAAAAGCGTTTCCATGTATATTGCGCTGCGCTTCTATGCATTTCCAAAAATCAAAGGCCGTCATGTAAGGATTCGGCCTTAATTTCAGCAATGGATATAAATAATGGTCTACTGCTTTGCGTTTTCCTCCCTGGTCTTGGTATATCTTCAAGGGGAACTTGGCAATGCCCTCGCTTAAAATTCTTATGCACGCAAAGACGGTTGCTATCTTAAGAGAGTTCTTGCCAACATAATCACTTGGTGAAATGCCGAGAGCCTGTAAAATTAATTCATCATCTTCGTTGAGCGTTAACGTTTGATTCTTGGGCCTTCTTATAAAAATCGACTTTATCTTTTCTACAATTGCCACATGTTTTCACCTGCCTTTCCTTATAAGCCCCATAGCTTCGTCAAAAACTCAATGTCGGCGTATTTATTTATGTCCACCTTGAAAGTTTGCCTCTTCATTGCCTGGCTGTATGCGTTAATAATCGCAGCTATGGGGTCAATTCTTTCCGTGCTTTTACTCTTGTCAAGCATAATATTTTCGTTTGCGTCTGACCTGGTAGCGGCATTCCCAACCGCCCATGTCAGAACAGGATTGTTGTTGTGTATTATCTTGCCTTGATACACCTTCTCCCTAAAGTCTTTTGTCGCCTCGCCAAGCGTTTTTATCCCCTGCCTAATCTCAACCATGACAAAGCCTTCTTTTTCCATGTCCTGTGCAAACTGCGAAGCGTTCCAAGGGTCATAGCAAATCATAACGGGTTTAATATTGTGCTTTTCAATAACCTCTTTGATGTATGCTTTGACAAACTCATAATCGACTACTGCTCCCTCTGTTGCCGTTAACCATCCTTGCTTAACCCAAAGGTCGTATGGCACTTTGTCGGTTTTTCTTTTAGCTTGCAATGTCTCTTCCGGTATGAAGCTGTGGGAAAATATTGTGTATGCGCCATCATCGTTAGGGAAAACAAAGCCTACACTTGTTAAGTCTATCTTTGCCGACAGGTCTATCCCAATGTAGCATTCTCTGCTTTCATACCCCTCAAAATCTTTCAAGTTCCTCCCGCATAAGGCCCATTTGCTCATATCCATATAACCACTTTCCTTTTGGTCTACCCATACGTTCATGTTTTTTGTCAGGAAATTCCTCATCTTTTCCGGTGCGTCAAGAGCTTCTTTTAGTGCGCCACGCAAAAACTCTATGCCTTCTTTGTAACTGCACAAAATTGGATTCGCCTTAACCCAAACTGACTCATCTTTTATGTCATCGTCTTTATCAAGCTCATTTATCATCACAAAGTACTCGTCGTTTTCAATTGGGCTGTTAGGGTCAAGTATTTGCGAAACATATCTATACTCAACCACATAACACGGATTGTTCAAGTCAAAGCCTGCAGTGGTAATTACCATTAAAAGCGGCTGTGGTCTTGCTGCCATGCCCGAAACCAATACGTCGTATATTTCACTCGTCGGGTGCGCATGATATTCATCTATGATTCCACATTGAACGTTTAAACCATCTCCGGTCTTGCCATCTTCCTTCGACAACGGCACTATCGCGGAACCGCTTTTAAAATGCTCAATCTTCCCATACGCAACCCTGTATTTGCCTTTCAAATGTTCGCAACCTTGCAATTGCGCTTTTACTTCATTCCAAACTATCTTGCTTTGTTCTCTTTTGGTTGCACCAATGTACACCTCGGCCATTGGCTCGCCTAAAGCCATGGCCTCATAGCTTGCCACACATGCAAGGCTTTGGGATTTTGCATTCTTCCTCGCAACCTGCCAGTATGCTTTCTTGAACCTACGTAAGCCCGTATCCTTATGAACCCAGCCATAGATATTGCCAAAGACGAACTTTTGTATAATGTGCGGCTCTATGTGCTGGCCTGCCAGTACGCCTTTCGTATGCTTGAATAACCTCATCCATTCCAGGAATCGCTCTGCTTTTGCTTCATCAAAAATAAAAGGGAACTCATCGGTTCCCTCTCGTTCTATGTCTTTTAAAAACCTTTCGCAGGCCCATTTATGTTTCTGACAAGCAACAATTTTGCCATTTACTACGTCCTCGCTATACTGCATCAGCTCCTTTTTAAGCATTGTTCATCATCCTTGCTTTACACATTGCCAAAAAGCTTATCAAACTTCGTTTCCTCTTTCTTCTCCTGCTTTGGTATCGCAATCCTCGCTCTTGCGCTTGGAGTAAATCCAAACTCGGACGCAATAGCTTTCATCTGTTCGAACAGCTGTTTCTTCTTGGTAAGCAATGGATGGGGTACTTTGTTCGTCTCTGCTGCCTTATTTGTGTATTCTACCATTAACCCTTCTTGCCGAATTACCTCACAACATTGTATATACTGCGAATAAGCATCGCAGTACAGCGCAAGCATATCAACATCAATATTCGTCAAGATCCCTGTTTGTCCCATTTCTTTGACAATCCGCTTGAATTCTTTTTTGGCTATATCATCCAGCCACTTTGGTGGCTTTATTCTGTCAGCCCCTATGGCAAATTGTTGTTCTCCCACTAACCTCTGTTCTATTTCTGCTTTTGTCAAATGCTTACGCCCTTCCAACAAATGCAATCCGATTGGTTTTGCCTTCCTCCCCATTTGCAGCACCTCTCTTTCGAACAACAGCAAACCCTGTTCAACTTCAAGCCGCACCCATTTTTAGAGACTTCTTGGTCTTCCTTTCAACCTAAAACCTCGTGCGCCTTCAAACCGCACCCCTTTTACGAGATAAAGGGAATTTTGTGCGCAGCGAGGCCCCCGCCGCCGGTTCCCCAGAGGCAGGTAAAAATTTTTGCTATCCCCCTACCCCCTACCTTCTCGACTGTGCCACTCATTATGACATTCATGGCACAAGCTAATGAGGTTCTGTAGATCAAAACGTAGGCCCCAGTTCTCTTTTATCGGTACTATATGATGAACCACATCAGCAGTTCTTATTATCCCTTTTGACAAGCACCATTGGCACAACCCTTTATCTCTTATCAATACTCGCGTCTTTGTTCTTGCCCATTCATCGCTTTTATAAAACTCGTAGTATTGTTTATCTCTTATTCGTCTAACCCGTTCATCATAACGCTTATCCCTTTCAGCCTTCTGAATCTTTAAATGTTCCAAATACTCCTGTATGTGCAATTCGCAATATCCTGTTTTATCCCTTGTAAGATTTATACAACCAATCTTCTTACATGGCCGTAATGGCCTCTGCGGCATATAATCACCCCAAAAGAAAAAGAGCCCTAAAAGGCTCTTTAGTGCATTATGCAAATTATTTATTTTCAATCAACCACTTAATTGTAGTATCCGAAAACTGGTCTGGCTTAAAGTGTATCTCTAACTTCTGCCATCCTTTTGGAACCTCGTATCCTAAAACACCAGCAAGTTTCTTCCCCGGTGCAATTGTCCCATCAAGCGTCTTAATATTATCCTTGGTTGCATGAGCTGTTAAACTTTCATTTATTGAGCTGTCATCCACATAAGCGTTAAAACTCATAATTGAACTAATTGTAATTTCACTATCCGACACATTTTCGATGGTCATATGTAACAAAACAAACTCATTACCTTCTGCCGGTTTATTAAATTCATCTCCTTTGGGTTTTTCCATTTCAGTAATTGTTGCCTTGACCTTCTTTGTTACCGCTGTTTCGCCAATCTTGAAGAACTCCGGCATCTCAGGTTGCTCTGCTGTTTGCTGCTGTGTCTGTTCCTGAGTTTGTTGTGTTTGCCCTCCTACAGTTGTTGTCGGCTCCTCCTTTCTCGGTTTATCCTCTCCTCCGGCACTTGCGATAGCAGCAATTACAATAACAACAATAAGCCAAAACCACCACTTTTTAAAAATTGGTTTTTTCTGTTTGTCCGACATTTCGATTCCCCCTTTTGAAATATTTTTGTTTTATATTATACCATACACATTAAGAGTTTCAAGGCCCGGCGGGGGAAACCGGGCTGGAGGAGAGGAATTATATATCTTACACCCCTTAGCCCCGCCCCTGCCATACCGCACAGGGTGTTGTACCCGCCCACCCGGTAGGCACCGAGCAGGCCACCACAAATACACAAGCCCGGCGGGGGTGACCGGGCTAAACAGATAAAATTTATATAATTCCATCTACATTATATCATAAAAAAGTGTGT